GACGGTGCCGCCCGTCGTGAAGCTCGCGGTGCTCGAATGCACCGCCGACTATGACCGCTTCCGGGGTGACGACGCTGACATGGATCGTCAGCGCGAGCCCGGCTTTCTTCCGGCGCCCGTAAGAAATCTGCTCGTGCGCTATCGCGACCCGGTGCTCGCATGATCACGCCGACCGCCGTCGCGCGCGTCTATGCCGGGCAGACGATCGCCTGCCTGGGCTCGGGCCCGAGTCTCTGCCGCGCTGATGTCGAGCTGCTCGTCGCCGCCGACGTGCGCATCATCGCGATCAATGACGCCTACACGATCGCGCCGGAAGCCGCCGTGCTCTACGCCGCCGACGAGCACTGGTGGCGATGGCATAAAGGGGCGCCGTCGTTTCTCGGGCAGCGCGTCGGCATCGAGCCGCAGCGCATCGCCTGGGCAGGGCTGCAGGTGCTGCGCAACACGGGGCGCGACGGGCTGGAGCTCGCGCCCGACGGTCTGCGCACGGGCGGCTCGGCGGGCACATCGGGGTATCAGGCCATCAATCTGGCGGTGCATCTCGGCGCCGCGCGCGTGCTGCTGCTCGGCTACGACCTGCAGGGGCGGCACTTTTTTGGGGAACACCCAAATAAAACCGTGCCGGATTTTCATGCGGCGCGGCTCGCCTTCGAGATGCTCGTCGCGCCGCTCGCGGCGCTCGGCGTCAGCGTCATCAACTGCAGCCGCGCGACGACGCTGACCACATTCCGGCGCGCGGCACTTGCCGACGCGCTCGGCGCGACGGTGTCGCGATGAGAATCTTCGGCGTCGACTACCGTGCGCCCGCCGCAGGCGACGTCTTCACGCAGGGGCTGGTGCACGCGGCGCAGCAGCTCGGCATCGACTATGCGCACGCCGACGTGCTCGACAGATCGCTCGACACGCAGGTCGACGCCTTCGATCCCGACCTACTGCTCGTCGTGCACGGGCGGCAGGCGGCGACACGCTGGCGCGGGCTGCTCGCGCGCTACCCGACCGCTGTCTGGCTGCTCGACGAGCCGTATGAGACCGACGAGACGGCGAGCTGGTCGGGGCTCTACACGCACGTCTTCATGAATGACTCGGTCACGCTCGACCGGCATCACAACGCGGCGATCTGCCCGACCTGCTACGACCCGAGCACGCACTATCCCGGCGACGGGCCGCGCCCGTACCGCGTCGGCTTCGTCGGGCAAGTACAGGGCTCACGGGCGACCTATCTCGCGGCGCTCGGCGATCGGCTCGACCTGCTGGTCGCCGACGTCGTCGCGCCGGGCCCGCTGCGGCGCCGACGACAGCGCAGCGTGCGCCCGCCTGACGTCGCGGCGCTCTACCGGCAGACGCAGATCGTCGTGAACGTCTTCCGCGATCAGCATCAGTACAACCGCGAGCAGCGCCGCGCGACCGCGCTGAATCCGCGCATCTATGAAGCGACGGCGTGCGGCGCGCTCGTGCTCTCCGATTGGCGCCCGGCGCTCGATGACGCGGTGCCGCAGCTCCCGACGTTCAGCTCGCCCGCGCAGCTCGTCGAGCTCGCCGACTGGTATCTGGCCGACCCGGTCGCGCGCGCGCAGCGCGCGACGCTCTGCCGCGTCGCGCTCGCGGGCGACACCTACGCGGCGCGGCTGGTGACGATGCTCGACGTCATCGGCGTACGCGCGCAGGGAGCCGCCTGATGGCTGCCCGGGTGCCGACCGGCGTGCGGCGCGCGTTCGTGCGCGTCGAGCTCCCGGCGCCGCGCCCGCCGCGCGCGCGCGCGACCGGCGACTACGTCGACAACTGGCAGCCGAGCGGCGCGCTCTGGGCGGTCGCGATTCAGTCGGCAGGCGGCGGCGAGCGGAAGCAGGCGGCGACGTCGATCGGGCAGTCGACGCATACCATCACGGGCCCGTTTCGCGCCGACGTCTCGATTCGCGCGCGGCTCGTGCGCGAATCTCGGGTGTTTAACATCGTCGACGTCGACGATCGCGATGACCGGCACGTCGAGCTCGTCTGTCGCTGTCAGGAAGTGATCTCGTGAGCGCGACGCTGACCATCACCGGGCTCGCCGAGCTGCGCGCCGAGCTGCAGAAGCTGCCCGACGAGCTCAAGGGTGAGGGGAAGCAGATCGTCATCGCGACCGCAAACGGCTTCGCCGCGACGATGCGCCGCAAGTATCTGGCGCACCGACGCAGCGGCAATCTCGCGCTCACGGTCTACACCGCCGCCCGCGACATCAGCGTCGGCGGCGCCTATGCGGTCGTGACGGCGGCATCAAAGCACGCGGCGCCATTCGAGAAGGGCACCGAGACGCGCCGCACGAAGCAGGGCTGGAATCGCGGCAGGATGCCCGCCGCTGATCTCTTCATCCCGGCAGCGATCGCGGCACGTCGCGCGATGTGGGGCGAGCTCGCCGAGCTCGTGCGGCGCAAGGGCTTCACGGTATCGGGCGATGGGAGCTGAGCCGTGGCGACGTCGGCAATCACGAACGCGATCGTCGCGCTGCTCGATGGCGACGCGCCGCTCGCGGCGCTCGCGCCCGACGGCGTCTACTACGGCGCCGCGCCGCCGCACGCCGAGCGCTTCGTCATCGTGCTCTTCGCGCACGGCGTCGCCGTGCCTGAATTCGGGCGCCGGGCGTACGAAGACAAGTACTACGCGATTCGGGCGGTCGTACGAAAGACGACTGACACCGATCTCGCGACGGCGCAGGATGCCGCCGCGCGCATCGAAACGATTCTCGACGGCGCGCGACTGCTCGCGCCCGGCTACGAACCGATGGGGTGTTTCTTCGAAGAGCCGCTGGAGCCCGAGCCCGACGTCGATGAGACCGACGATTCGGTGCGCTGGTTTTCTGTCGGCGGCGTGTATCGCGTGCAGATGAGCTGCACATAAGGGAGTGAACGATCATGAGAATTTCTGGGCGCTACGGTCTCGTCAAAATCGGCGCGGCAAGCCCGCTGCAATCGCTCGGCAGCATCAACGGCTGGGATCTTTCGGAAGGCCGCAATTACATCGACGTCACGAGCTTCATGGACACGAACAAAGTCAGCGTGCCCGACCTGCCGGACATCAGCGGCAATATCAAAGGCTTCTACGATCTCGACGCGGGCAGCCCGGTCGCGGGCGTGTCGCTGCCTTGGCTCGAAGCCGCCGAAGCCGTCGACCCCGTGCTGATGGAGCTCTATCCCGATTCGAACAACATGATGCGCTACTGGGCGGGCCCGGCCTATCTCGACATGAAGGTCGACGTGCCGGTCGCAGGCGCCGTGACGCTCGCGTCGGCGTTTAAGGCGTCGGGCAATTGGAGCCGGAACTAACAACGGGCCCGGGCGCGTCAGCGCCGACTGTCGCCGCGCCCGCGATCGATCCGACGCGCGATCGATTCGCGGGCGCGCGCGAATGGGCGAAGACGCGCCCGCCGCTCGACATCACGGGCGTCAACGCACGGATCATCTGGGGGCGCTACGGCGCCGACCCCGCCGCGACGCAGGGGTACGACGCCGCTGCCGTGCACGGCTTCGTCGTCACGCATCGCAAGGGCTCGCCGAATCTCTGGTCGCTGCGGTGCGTCGTCGCGAAGGTCGACGCCTTCAACCTGCGGCAGCGCCCGCTCTATCTCGTCGTGCCGTTCGAAAACAAGCGGCAGCAGAAAGGCGTCTGGGTCTGGGAGATCGGGCGCTTCGAGCTGCGCGAGCAGACCATTCACGCGGATCTGGTGTTCGCACCGAGCCGCAGAAAGTAGATCGTCATGAGAAATCGTTTCATCACATCGGCGCAGCCGGTACGCCTGCAGCTCGCCGACGTGCGCATCAGAGCGCATCAAGCGCTCGTCGATCGGAAGCACCCGGAACCGACGCTCGACGAGCTCGAAACATCGCAGGCGAGCGTCGAAGCGGCGCAGGCCGACGGCGCCTGGATCGACATCAAACCCGAATTGAGCGCAGGCGAAACGCGCGAATTTCAGAGCCGCATGTTCGTGACCGATAGCGGGCGCATCACCGACGACGGCGTCGCCCCTGCGGCGCGCGTCGACTACCGGAAGGTCGGCTTCACGCGCGCCGCGCAGTATCTGCTCGGCTGGAATCTCGAAGACGAGCACGGCATTGTCGAGGTACCACGCGGCGATGACGATGACGCGGTCACGGCACGCGAGCGGCTGCTGCAGCGGCTGGACGCTGAGACGTTCGCCGACATCAACGCGGCGATCGAACATCACGAGACCGAGCGCGCGAAGCGGCGGCTCGCAAACCCTACTACCGCGCAACCGTCAGAGCCGATCTCGGCATCGCACGGCTGATGCATTGGCGCTACGAATGGGTGCGCGAACTGCCGTACGACGTCTATGTCGAGCTCGTCGCGCTGCTGCAGGCGGAAGTCAAGACCGACGCGGGCACGCCTGCGCTCGATGACCTGAGATAAGCCGATGCCGATGAACGCGAAGTTCACCGCCGACTTCTCGGGCTTTCTCGACGCCTGCCAGAAGGCCGACATTGCGCTGAAGCAGATCGACAGCGGCGCGGCGACGGCGCAGCAGCGCCTGACGAACATGACGAATTCGCTCAGCGGGCGCGTCGTGATTCAGCAGGCGCTGCTGATGGCGCAGGCGGTCGAAGAGCTCGGCGGCGTGTCGACGCTCACCGCGACCGAGCTCGCGCGCGTCGGCGGCGTCGCCGAAGAAGCGGCGGCGAAACTCACGGCGCTCGGCAAAGCCGTGCCCGACAGCATCGGCAAACTGACGACGGCGTATCACGAGCTCAAGAAGGCGCAGGATGACGCCGCGAAGAGCGCCGAGCCGGGCGGCGGCGGGCTGCTCGGATCACTCGGCGGCATGACCAAGAAAGCGACCGAGCTCGCGGGCGCGCTCGGGCTCGCCTTCGGCGCGAAAGAAATCATCGGCGGCGTGAAGGATCTGATCGTCAACACGCTCGACGCCGCTGACGCGATCGAGGTCGAGTCGAAGAAGCTCGGCATCTCGGCGCAGGCGTATCAGGGCTGGGTCGCGGCGGCGAAGCTCGCGGGCGGCACGTCGGAAAACGTCTCGACCGCCATCGCGTTCATGAACAAGACGCTCGACGGCGGCGAGAATTCGACCGTGCAAGCCCTGCGCACGGCGGGGCTCGAATTCAACACCATCAGACAGCTCGGGCCCGAAGAAGCCTTCAAGGCGATCGCGGCCGCGATCAAACAAATTCCCGACCCGATGACCCAGGCGCGCGTGGCGGTACAGCTGCTCGGGCGCGATGCGCAGACGCTGCTGCCCGCCATTAAAGACGACATCATCGCCGTCGGCGACGCCGCCGCGAAGATGAGCGACGAGACGGTCGCGTCACTCGCGCACGCGAAGAACGCCTGGACCGAATTCGGGCAGAAGGTCACGATCGTCACGGGCGAGATGCTCGCGGCGATCATGGGCACCGATGCGCTCTCGGTCGCGATGAAGCAGCTCACCGCCGAGCAGCGGGCGAGTATTCTCGCGCAGCTCCCGGCGCAGGCGACGACCGAGGATTATGCGAAGGCCCTGATCGACGCCGCGCATCGGCATCACGACGTGGCGCTCGCCGCCGAGCAGGCGGCGAAATCGCAGGCGACGTTTGTGCAGTCGCTCACCGCCGCGAAAGAGGCCTATGCCGCGCTCAAGCCCGCCGAGATCGCCGAGATTCAGGCGGGGCTCGACATCGGCAAATCGGCGACCGACATCGAAACGAAAATGGGGCTCGCGGCTGGCACCGTCGAGCTCTTCAAGACGCACCTGCAGGAAGCGAAAGAAGCGCAGCGGCTCGCCGCCGCCGAAGCGAAGAAGCACGGTGAAGCCCTGGATGCGCTCGCCGCCGTGCAGCAGCAGCTCGACCCGATGATGGCGGCGTATGTCGTGCACCTGCACGAGCAGGGGCTGAGCACCGAGCACATCAGCGAAGTCACGAAGATCAATAACGATCTGATTAGCGCGACGATCACCGCGCACGACAAAGCTGCCGAAGCCGCGAAGAAGCACTATGACGCCGAGCTGAAGCACACCGCCGATCTGCAGGCGTCGCTGCAGTCGCTCTTCGATCACAACTTGAAGCAGGGCGAAGCCGCCGCAAGCTCGCTGTCGAAAGCGGTCATCTCGAATTACGACGAGATCGCGAAGTCGACGACGAAGCTCGGCGAGCTGCAAATCGAAGAAGCGGGCATCGTCGCCGACGCGCAAATCGCCGCCGCGAAGCGCGCGGGCATCGGCATCGAGCAGCTGCTGCAGCTGCAGATCGACGCATCGAATCGCGCGTACCGGCTCGAAGTGCAGAAGATCGTCGACGCGGGCAAGGCCCGGCAGGATGCGCTGAAGACCTGGGCGCCCGGGTATCAGGCGGCGTTCGATGACATTCAGCGCGAGGTCGATCAGGCGCTGACGAATATCGCGCTGAAGCACGGCATCGTGCTCGACCAGATGGCGCACGACGCGCGCGCGAAGATTCCGCTCGGCTGGGCGCAGGGGCTGTCACTCGTCGGCTCGTCATTCGCGCAGCTCGCGCAGATCAGCGGCGGCGCGTTCCCCGAGATCGCGCGGTCGGTCGGGTCGGTCACGTCATCGCTCGGCTCGATGCTGACGGCATGGAACGCCGCGAGCAAAGCGGGCTTCAGCGCGGCAGGCATCGCGGCGCTCGCGTCGACCTGGGTCGGTGTCGCCGTCGCGGTGTATCAAGCGGCGGTCGCCATCTACGACTGGCACAAGAAGCAGAAAGAAATGGATGCCCGGCTGAACGAAAGCCGCATCATCGCGCTCGACTACGGGCGCGCGCTGAACGAAGTCTTCTCGGAAGGGCTCACCCAAAATATTCAGACGACATCGAACACGATACATGCGCAATTCGAGAACATGCACGGCGCGATCATCACCCTGCACGATGGGCTGATGCTCAGCTTGCACGGGTCGATTCTCGATCAGCTCGCACGCCAGTGGGCCGAAGCCGTACGCATCGCCGACGTCATCAAAGAAATGGGCGGGCTCACGGCGGGGAATCTGCCCGTCGTCGAGAAGGCGATGCACGATCTCATTAACGTCATCGCGCTCGGCGGGCCCGAAGCCGCTGACGCGATGGATGCGCTCAAGACGCAGATCACGACGCTCGGCGACTACTTCGAGAAGAACGGCGGCGTCTGGGATGACACGTTCAAAAAGCTCATCGCGGATTCGCAGACGCTCGGCGGCGACGTCGCCGCGGCGGCGACGGCGGCGCTCGCGCAGCAGACCGACAAGGCGACGCAGGGGCTCACGACGTTTCTGACGGCGGGTGCGACCGCCTACGACACGATCGCCGCGAAGCAGACCGAGCTCGCCGACCTGCAGGCGCAATACGCCGATGCCTCAGCCGATCAGGCGCCGAAGATCAAGGCGCAGATCGACGACGTCACGAAGGCGATCGACGATCAGCGGAAGATTCTGCAGGCGACGGGCGTGACGTCGCAGCAGTCGGCAGAAGCCTTCGGCACGGCGCTCTTCGGCAGCTTCGGCATGGCGCTGAAGCAGGGCAAATCGCTCACTGACGCGATCGCTGCCATCGCACCCGGCGTGCAGGCGCTGCAGACGCAGCTCGACGCGACGGGGCTCTCAGGCGGTGAGGCTTTCGGCAAGCTCAGCGAGCTCGTCAAGCTCACGAGCGACGCCGTCGCGGGCCCGGCGCTGCAGGCCGTCTCGGGGCTCGACGGCGCGCTGCAGGGGCTCGCGAACACGGGGCTGCTCGACCAGGAGACGTTCGCCGGGCTCGCCGATCAGGTCGGGCAGACCTATGCCGCGCTCATCGAGCAGGGCGCCGATGGGAACACCGCGCTCGCGGCGATGCAGCCGACGCTGCAGACGATCTGGGAGCTCGAAAAGCAATACGGCTTCACCGTCGACGAGTCGACGCAGAAGCTCGTCGACCAAGCCGAGCAGCAAGGCATCGTCGGCGAAGAGCACGAATCGATCGCCGAGCAGATGCTGAAGGCGACGAAAGAAATCTCGGCGGCGGTCACGGGGCTCGCGCACGTCTTCGGCGTCATCCTGCCCGCCGACATGGATAAGGCGGCGAAGGCGGGCACCGACGCCGCGAAGCAGATCACGACCGAGCTCGGCAAGGTGCCGAAGAATCTGACGGTCGACGTCGGCTACAACGTCGCGCAGCCGCCGAGCGGCCCGGCACCGACCGAAGCCGAACCGCACGCGACGGGCGGCATCGTCGGCGGCGCGAGCATCTCGGCGCCCGTGCTCTTCCGACCGCACGGCACTGACACCATCCCGGCGATGCTGACGCGCGGCGAAGAAGTGCTGACGCCCGAGCAGTCGAAGGCGTATCACGCAGGCGCGGGCGGCGGCGACACGCTCAACGTACACGTGGAAGTCACCGCGCTCGACACCGCTGACATGCAGGCGGCGGTCGAGCGAAAAGTCATCCCAGCGATCGTGGCGGCGGTGCGCGTCAACCGTCGGCAATCGCGCACCGATCTGCGCTCGGTGCTCGGCGTCTCGACTGACGCGCTCGGGGCGTCGTGATGCTCGGCATTCGATACGGTCGCTGGTCAGATAACGTCGCCCCGAACGCGACGGTCGCGGCCTACCCGCCCGACGCGGCATATCCGGCAGCCTGGGCCGCTGACCGCGACCCCGCGCGCCCGTCGAAGCTCAACGCGGGCACGGGCTCATTCGTCTTCACGTTCGCGGCGCCGCAGCGCGTCGACGCCGTCGCGCTGATTCATCACAACCTGCAGCCCGGGCTCGCGGTCTTCGTGCAGGGCAGTAACGACAATTTCGGGTCGACGGCGTTCTCGGCGGCGCTGCAGATTCCGGCGTACCGGCTCGATGGTTTCCCGGTCTCGCCCTGGCTCGACCTGACGACGCTGCCGGGCTACACCGCGACGGGCTGCACCGAATGGCAGGTGTACGTGCAGGGCACGAATCCCGTGAACGTCGCGATCGGCGAGATCGTGCTGCTGTCGCACCTGCGATCGCTCGATCGGAATCCGCAGTGGGGCTTCGTCGACGACGAGAATCACCCGCTCATCGAGCACGCGACCGACTACGGCGTCGTCACGACGTACGAATACGGCACGCTCACGCGATCCTACGCGGGCACGATCATCGCGTCGGATGCAGGCGCCGACGAGCTGCGCGCGCTCGCGCGCGACGTGCGCTTTCGATCGCGCGGCTGGCTCTTCATCCCTGACGCCGCTGTCAACGAAGCCTGGTTCGTGCGCTTCACGTCGATGCCGCAGGTGCGCACGCATCAGATGATTAACGCGAATCCGATGACGTTCGCCGTCGAAGAAATCTCACGCGGGCTGCCGCTCTAGTCATGCCGCTCGTCTACGCCGATCGCGTGCTCGAAGTGACCGAGACCGAAGGGCTCGGCACGTACGCGCTCGATGGCACGCTCCCGGGCTGGCAGGCGTTCGACGCGATCGGCTCGGGGAATCAGTGCTACTACTGCGCGTTCGCGTCGGATGATTTCGGCGCGCCGATCGGGGCGTGGGAAGTCGGCAAAGGCACCTTCGGCGCGCGCGCGCTGACGCGCGACCAAATTCTCGCGTCGAGCGCGGGCGGCGCCGCGATCGATTGGCAGCCGGGCACCCGGCGCGTGATGAACGTGCACCCCGCCGCCGCGCTCGGCGCGCAGGCGCTGCCCGCGCACGCGAGCACGCATCAACCGGGCGGCAGCGACCCGATGCAGGTCGACGCGCCCGCCGCGACGGGCTCGCTGCGCACGCTCGGCAGCGGCGCGCAGCAGGCGGCACCCGGAAACGACCCGCGATTGAGTGACGCGCGCCCGCCGCAGGCGCACGCGAGCACGCACGCGGCAGGCGGCGGCGACGTCGTCGACGTGAAGACGCTCGGCGGCTACCCGGGCGGCACGACCAACTTTCTACGCGCTGACCGCACGTTCGCCGCACCGCCTGCAGGCGGCGGCGGCACGCCGTCACCGCACGCCGCGACGCACGAGCCGGGCGGCAGCGACCCGCTCGCGGTCGATGCCGCGCCCGCTGTCGGCTCGCTGCGCACGCTCGGCAGCGGGGCGCAGCAGGCGGCGCCGGGCAATGACGCGCGGCTCACTGGCCCGCGCCCGCCGACCGCGCACGCGAGCACGCATCAGCCGGGCGGCAGCGACCCGATGCAGGTCGACGCGCCCGCCGCGACGGGCTCGCTGCGCACGCTGGGCCCGGGCGCGCAGCAGGCGGCGCCGGGCAATGACGCGCGACTGAGCGACGCGCGCCCGCCGCAGGCGCACGCAGGCACGCACAGCGTCAACGGCAGCGACCCCGTCAACGTCACGCTGCTCGGCGGCTTCGCCGGAGACGGATCGTACTGCCTGCGCGGTGACAGAACGTTCGCGCCGCTCAACGACCCGAAGCTGGCGCGTCGCGATGCGAGCAACACGTTCACGACCGGGCAGCCGTCGCTGCGCCTAGTCGATACAGGCGGCACCGTCGATGCGCGCGCGTTTGAAATGCTCATCGCAGGCGGAAATTCGTTCTACCTGCGCCCGTGCAACGATGCAGGCACTGGCGGATTCGGCCCGGCCATGATCATGAGCCGGAACGGTGACGTGAATTTCGGCAGCGCCGTCGGGTCGCCGGGCGGGTACTACGAGCGCAATCGCGGCACGCGCATGGGCGATTGGCAGGATGCGCCGTACAACGCGGGCTGGTGGAGCGCCGACGCGAGCAGCATCAGCGTCAACTCGTTCTGGTCGCACGGCTACATGCTGATCGGGCAGACGCTCTTCTATACCGTGCACTGCAACGCGACCCTCAGCGCGCCGTCACAGATCATTCGCATCATCATGCCGAATGGCTGGTCGACCCTGCGGCAGACGAGCGGCGCGTTCAATTTCTCCAGTCAATTCGGATGGGAAGCCGGGCTCTGCTACGCGAACAGCGGCGCGAACACCGTGATCCTGATGCGCGCGATTCCGCAGCAGGGCGTGAACGGGCAGATCGGCACGTTCGCGGCGGGCACGCTGCTGATCTATTTCACGATCGCCGTGCCCGTCAACGCCTGAAGGATTATCGACATGGGCAACTGGACAATCGTCACGACTGACGCGCAAGACGACGCGATCGCCTGGGCGCACGCGCAATCGCAGAAGCCGCCCGCGCCGCCGATGCCGCCGACCGTGCCGCCTGCGACGACGGTCGACGAATTCATGCAAGCGCAAACGATCGCGCTCACGGTCGAGCCGATGGTGATGCGGCACGAGTCGGCGATGCTGACCGAAGACATCGCCGCGATCAATTCGGTGCCCGAAGAAAACAAGGCGGCGTTTCGCGCTGACATGGAAGCATCGATTCAGGAGCACGGCGGCAGCGTGCCCGCATCGACGCTGAGCTATCTCTGGAGCGCGAACACCGCCGCGCCGCCGCGCAATCTGTCGATCGAGATCGATCAGCCCGAAGCGAAGTGGGATCAGCTCACGAAGCTCACCTTCTACGATCTCGACGCGGGCAGCGTCGATCGCGCGGCGATGCTGCTGGCGGTCGCGGTGAACACGATCATTCGGCTTGAGGACGCCGCGAACCCAGCGAATTTCGTGATGGCGCTCGTGACGGCAGCGCCGATCGATCGCGCGAATAATTTCGTCGAATTTCCGGCGCGCTTCAATTCGAAAGGCGGCAGCTTCGCGGCGCTCGACGCGCAGCCGCTGACGGTGACGTTCTCGTAAGGGTGCGCGATGGCGATTACCTTCGATCCGATTCCGCGTCTCGGCGATCGCGTGATGGAAGTCACGACGACGCAGGGTACGGGCCCGTACGTGCTCGGCGGCGCGCTGCCGGGCTATCAGCGCTTCGCCGCCGACGGTATCGTCAGCGTGCAAACCTACTACTGCGCGTTCGCCGTCGATTCGAACGGCGTGCCGACCGGCGCGTGGGAGCTCGGGCGCGGCACGGTCGACGCAGGCGGCACGACGCTCACGCGCGACACCATCACGAAAACGAGCAACGGGCGCGACGGGAATCCGATCGACTGGCTGCCGGGCACGCGGCGCATCATGGCGGTGCTGCCCGTCGAGGCGATCGAGCGCATCCCGGGCACGCAAAGCAGCATCGGCTTCGACCCGACCGACTTCAGCGCCAATCAGGGGAGCTGGACGGTGACGAGCGAAGCCGTGCTCTATAACCGCATCAACGTCAGCGACGGCGTGACTGCGTGGCAAATCTATCTGTCGTGGTTTGGCAGCGCAGGATCGAACGTCGTCGCGGGCGCGCCGACGCAGCTCAAGATTCGGCTCGCGAGCAACGGCGGGCGCTACTACGGGCCCGCGTCAGCCCTGAGCTACTCAACGGTGCCCGGCTTGTATGTCGCCTTCAACGGCGACGGCTGGGCCTATCTCGTGAAGGCTGACGGCAGCGCGTTCGCCGACGGGCCCGTCGGCTTCTTCGGCGTCGTGATGATTTTCTGATGATCAGCGGCTACCCGATCAGCGGCGCGCCGATCAGCGGCAGCGGGCTTTCGTCGCTGCCGGTCGAGTACCGCTACGTCGGCGACGCGGCGGCGCTGACCTGGGTGCATCTGTTCGACGCCGCGAATCACGAGCACATCTGGTCGAAGGTCGCGCTGCCCGACGCCGCCGACTATTACGGCGGCTTTAAGGATGGGTCGATTCTCGAATGGGGTGCGATTCAGCGCGCGCTCAGTGACTATCGCGGGCAGTACGAAGGCGCGACGTTTACCTGGGTGCGCAGTGACATCGATCGCGAGCTGCGCACGCTGCTCGCGTCACCGTCGACGCGCGCGCTCACCGGGCGCTCGTGCATCCTGCGCAGCATCGCCGGGCTCGCGCGGCTGCAGAAGAAGACCCCGCGCACGCTCGCGCGCGGCATCGTGCGCGACGTCGCGCCGGTCGCGTCGCTGCGCTTCCGGTTCAGCGCGCAAGACTATTTCAGCGCGAAATTCCAGATCGGGTCGAGCGACGTGCAGATTCCGCGACGCACGATCAGCCGCGTCGATTTCCCGACCTGCCCGACCGACGCGATCGGTAAGCCCGTGCCCATCATCTACGGCGTGCTCAGCGATTCGGGCTTCACGACGATCGCGGCGCCGGTCATCACCGGCAATCCGGCGCAGGGCTTCTTCTTCGACGGGCCGTATCCAAGCGCGGGCTTCGGGCCGCTCACATCCGACGCCGCGCCGCCCGGCGTGCCGACGCTGCAGCTCGTCGCGGGCGGGGCAGTCTCGGCAGACGTGAATGACGCGACGTACGGCGTCATCGTCACCGCCGTCGACGCGAGCGGGCGCGAAACCGATTCGGCGCCGTACTACACGAACACCCCGGGCGGCGGCGCACGCGGGCAATTCGCGCCGATCGTGCCGACGGTGCAAGTCGACGGCACGCAGACGATTCGCGCGAGCTGGGCGGCTGCCGCGAACGCCGCCCGGTATCGCTGCTATCTCGCCTTCTACTACTACGGCGCCCGATGGGTGCAGATGATCGAAACGACGGCGCTGACGTGCGACTTCACCGCCAGCCCGAGCTCGGCGATTCCGCCCGACGGCACGAACATCACACCCGGCGCGCAGCCGCCGACTTTCGGGCAGTTCTGGATGTACGCCGTCGTCGGCGTCGACAGCGACGGCAATGAAAGCGCGCGCAGCGCCGAGGTCTTCGGCTACTCGTCGCCGTATCGCCGCCCGATTCGCATCGAATGGCAGCCGGTCACGGGCGCGGTGAACGGGTATCACGTCTATCGCCGCAGCGCGGGCGGCGACTACGACCGGCTCTGGACGGTCGCCGCAGGCACGACGTTCTTCGATGACGATCTGCTCGACACGGGCGTCACGATGGTCACGGGCCGACCCGTCGCGAAGGGCGTCGTGCCGACGACGTACGTCGGCGAGATGCCTGACGTCACCGGCACGCCCTGGTCGGCATTCTTGATCTGCGGGCACGCGCTCGGCTACATCGGCGAGTGGTACGTCGGCGGGCGACAGGTCGATCCGTCGAGCGCAGGCGTGAGCTGGTGCGTGCCGGGGAAGCCGGGCTTCTCGACCTACTTTCCCAACACGGGCGCGACGTCGCAGTATCGCGACATCAACGGCAGGCGGTACACGCTGCTCTACGTGCGCGGGCCCGACGCGGCAGCCGCGATCGCGGGCACGGCGCCGATCACCCTAAATTGTTTCGGCATCGACGCCTGGGGCGATTCGAGCGGGCCGAACATCGCGTCGCTCGCGCAGCAGTACCTGCACGCGCTGCAGAATTGGCTGCTCGGCGATTATCAGAGCGGCGGCTGGCTGCCGTCGCCGCCGATGCCCGACGATGCGCGCGTCACGCAGATCGACGACGAGAGTTTTCAGAAACTCGATGCGCTCTTTCAGGCGCGGCTCAGCGGCGGCTACCCGGGCAACTTCATGATCGGCGCGCGCGGCGAGCGGCTCTCGATGCGCGACGTGATGACCCGCTTTCATCTCTGCGGCATCGACGCGGGCTTCAATAGCAAGACGCAGTTTTTCGTGACGGCGCCCGACCCGAACGTCGATTTGTCGCAGGCGCGCGTCTTCACGCAGGCGCACGAGATCCATGCCGAGTCGCTCTCGATCGTCGATGACAATTCGCAATGGTTCAATGTGCACCCGTACGACTACCGGCGCGACTACAGCGAGAACGCGGCGACGGAATGGGAGCTGACCGGCGAAGCGCGTGATGCGCAGCTCATTGCCGACTACGGCGGCGAAGAGCGCATCGCCGCGCGCGTGCAGCTTCATATGGTGCGCTCGCTCGCCGTCGCCGAAGACATCATGAGCTGGCGGCTGCGGCTGATGGGTGAGCCGCCGCGTCTGGTCACGTTCGACGTGAGTCTCGACGCGCTCGACATCGAGCCCGGCGAGATTGTGCGCGTCACGCATCTCGACGGCATCGGCGCGCAGGGCTGGCAGCAGAACCCCGTGCGCGTGACCCGGCACGAGTACGACGTCGAGCGCTTGAAGGTGCGGCTCGAAGCGTACGACGCGAATCGGGTGCTCGCGGCCCGGCGCTGAGTTTCCCTTTTAGAAACGGGCAGCGGGCGCGAGATCGTGCGAGGCTCAGAGCCCGATGTCAGTGCCGTACGTCGTGACGGCGATCGCGCTCGTCGCCGTGATTGTCGGCATCGTGCGCGAACGGCTGCTCTTCGCGCTGCTCTGCGCGCTCGTCGCGCTCGCGGCGCTGCTCGGGGTGCGGTGAAGGGGCTCGTCGAGAAGCTGCGTGCGATGCTCGTGCCGCCGACCCCGCCGCCGCGCTGCTTCGCGTGCACACAAGACGTCATTCCGCTCGAATCGCTCGGCGGCGGTCGCTGGCTCTGTAGCGTCTGCTCGAAGGATTTCAGCGCCGAGCGGCTCGCTGACGATACGTGGCTCTATGACCTGACCCCGCTGCGGCATCTGCCGCCGCACCGCTGACCCCAGAAAGGATCGACCCTATGACCCGCAGACTACTCGCCGCGATCGGGCTCGTGCTCGCGATCGCGTGCCGTGATACGAACATCATCATTCCGCAGCCGACGCAGCCGACCCCGACGCAGCCGATCGCGACGCCCGTGCCGACGAATCCGACGACACCGACGACGCCGACGACCGGCACGCCGACGACGCACCGCTTCGAGTTTCGCGTGAACGGCAATGCGTCGAGCGCGCGCATCGTCTACTCGACGCCGCCCGATGGCTCGCTGCAGGTCGTGACGGCGCTGCCGTACGCGATCTCTGGCAGCTCGGGCGCGACGTCGATTTTCCTGTCGCTCGATGTCACGCCGCTCGCCTTCGCGCCGTCGGTGCTCTATCCCTTCGTCGCCGTGCAGATCGTCGTCGATGGCGTGACGTTTCGGCAGGCGACGCTCGCCGACTTCGGCGCCTATCCGATCAGCGTCAGCGGCACATGGCGCGCGGCTGATGCGACGGCGGGCGCATTGAAGACCATCGCGAGCCGCTAAAAATGAGAACCGGCGCAGCCGTGTCAGCGGCTGCGCCGGGTGTGTTGAGAAGAGACGGCTCCGAGCCGCTTAGCCTAGCACGCCCGAGCGACGGCGCGGGCGCTTGAATTGAAAGAGCTCCCACATCGCGGGGTGCATCCGGCGCGCGCCGCTCTCCCAATCTTGCCAGCCGCGCAGCGTGCAGTAGATCAGCGCCGCCGCTTCGGTCTGCGACAGGCCCGATGCCTCACGGTCGCGTCGAATCGACGCGGGCGCAGGGCTCGGCGCGAGCTCGCTGCGCCGTCGGTTTCGATTCGGATGATTCGTCATCGCGCCCCGCCGTTCTGCGCAGCCGCGCGCGCGATGAGCTCACGACACTCGGCGCAGTCGCACGGCTCAGCGCCGCGCAGCGTCTCGTATGCGGCGCGCTTCGTGTCTTCGACGATGCCGTGCGTGCCCGGGTCGAAGCCGTTCTGATACCCGGGCTTGAGGTAGATCCAGAAGCCGTCGCTGTCACGGTACTGCTCAGCGATGAGCTCGCGATTCGTCTTCGAGCGGCGCCGGATCATCGGGCACCGCCGTTCGACGGAATCGAGACCGGCACGACGCGCCCGTCGGCGCGCCGCACGGGGCAGCAGGTCGACAGGAATTTCGCGCGCTCGAAGCCGACCCACTTGCCCTGCCAGTCGAGCCCGCGCGAGGCGAGCTCGATGCGCGCAATGCGATTCAGGTCGAGCTCGCCGCGCGCCGCCGCCGCGAGCAGGTCGGTCTGCACGAGCTGCATCTGCCCGACGGCGCGCTCGGCGCGTGTCCAGGCGGCTTCGCTCTGCGGCATCGGGTCGCGCACGAGCTGCTGGTCGAGCTCGTCGACCGGCGTCGGCTCGGGCTCGTCGAGCTCGGCGGCACGCTGCGCTCGACGCGCAGCAGTGATGGCGAGCGCCTTGCCAGTGCCGTTGCAGTACCGGCACGGCGCGGGGCTCGGCTCGGTCGCGAGATACCCGGCGCCGCCGCAGACGCGGCAGTCAACCGCGTCGACGCGCGCGGGCACGCCGTCTGCGTCGCCCATGTCGCCCGCGTCGGGCTTCGATGGGTCGTGTTTCGCGACGCGCGCGCGCAGGCACGCCGCACAGACGGCGGCGCAGTTCGCGCCGTCATTCGCGACGTAGTCGCGGCACTCGTCGCACGTCGGCTTCCCGCAGTCGGCGCAGTAGTCGAGCGGGTGCGCCGCGTCGGGGTGCGTCGAGCAGTCGTGCGAGCACGCGCAGAAGGCGTGCAGATGCCCCTGTGCGTCGGTGTAGGGCGCGAACGCATCGGC